CTCCGAAGGTTCTTTTATCCCTCCACAAAACCAGACTTAAGAGTTCAGTAATGGCCCGACCACGCAAGGCAACCAACGTTCTGCAGCTGAACGGGGCGTTCGCCAAGAACCCGGACCGCGGCCGCGAGCGCGAGAACGAACCGGAACCGAAGGCCGGCATTGGCCCGTGTCCGGCAACTTTCGAAGCCGACGAGGTGCAGGCCTGGGATTACCTGGTCGGCATCATGCCGGTCGGGGTCTTGGGGGATTGCGACCGGGCACACTTGGAGGTTGCGGCCAAGTTGTTCGCCTATTCGCGCCGGGTCAAAGTGGAGGAATGGCTGGCTGCGAACATCACGCGGCTGGATGCGATGCTGGGGAAGATGGGGCTGAACCCGGCCGATCGGTCGAAGGTCAAGGCTGCGAAGGTCGCGCCGAAGAACTCTTTCTTGGATCTATAATTCGACCATGCCCGCCTGGCAGCCAATCGAAACCGCGCCGAAGGATGGGACTTGGGTTCTGCTTCGTGGCGGAGTGGTTGATGATTTTGATGACTACGCCGTGGGGCCAGTCCCGGAACCAGCGGCGATTGTTGCTCGCTGGATCGGCGAAGAGAACGCGAGCTACGAATGCAATGTATGGGGCATTGCACTATGGGACGGAGATTGGCGCACTCAGTATTCTGGCCCGACCCATTGGATGCAGATCCCGGAGTAGAGGGGCCGCAACACGAATCACGCAAGGCTCGCTTCGGCGGGCCTTTTTCACGGGCATCAAATGGATCACCCGCACGTCGACAAGCTGGAGGCCTATGTCTCCGGAGTGCTGGCGGGCGAGGTTCTGGCCTGTAAGTGGATCCGGCTGGCGTGCGAGCGGCATCGTCGGGATCGGGAGGCGAAGGCTTCCTATCCGTACCGGTTCGATTCGGCGAAGGCCGAGCGGGCCTGCAAATTCGCGGAGATGTTCCCGCACGTCAAAGGAAGGTGGGCCGCGAAGCATGAGTTGCTGAAGCTGGAGCCGTGGCAGTGTTTCTTTTACGGGTCGATCTTCGGATGGATCCACAAGAAAACGGGGTTGCGCCGGTTCCGCAAGGTTCGGCTGTACGTGCCGCGCAAGAATGGGAAGTCGCTGGCGGTGGCGCCGATCGGGCTCTACATGCTGACGGCCGATAGCGAGCCGGGCGCCGAGGTTTATTCCGGAGCGACATCGGAGAAGCAGGCCTGGGAAGTGTTCGGGCCAGCGAAGCAGATGGCCAAGATGGTTCCGGACTTCACCGCGGCGTTCGGGGTGGAGGTCAATGCCAAGTCGCTGACGCGGCCCGACAACCTGGCGAAGTTCGAGCCGGTGATCGGGAAGCCCGGCGACGGCGCCAGTCCGCATTGTTCGATTACCGACGAGTACCACGAACACGCCACGGACGAGCAGCTGGCCACGATGGAGACGGGCATGGGCGCCCGCGAGCAGCCCCTGTCGATCGTGGTCTCGACGGCGGGCGACAACGTGGCGGGCCCGTGCCGCGATGACTGGATGGACTGCCAGAAGGTGCTGGAAGGGGTCAACGAGGACGATCGCCTGTTCGCGATGATCTTCACAATCGACCAAGAGGACGAGTGGTCGACCGAGGCGGCGCTGCGGAAGGCGAACCCGAACTATGACGTGTCGGTGTCGGGCGAGTTCCTGCTGGCGCAGATGCGCGACGCGATCAACAACCCGAGGAAGCAGGGCCACTTCAAGACCAAGCACCTGAACCTCTGGGTCCAGGCGCGCGATGCCTTCATCAATATGCAGCGCTGGGCCGAGTGTAAGCGCGACCTGAAGCTGGAGGACTTCAAGGGAAAGCGGTGTTTCGTCGGAATGGATCTGGCGAGCAAGATCGACCTCGCGGCGCTTGAATTGCTATTCCCGATGGATGGCGAGTTCGCTGGCTGCTTCGCGAGGTTCGGCAAGTATTACCTGCCCGAGGAAACCGTCCTTCTTCCTGAAAATCAGCACTACCAAGGCTGGCACACCGAAGGCTGGCTGACTGCAACGGACGGCAACCAGACCGATTACTTCCACATTCTCGACGACATCAAGCAACTGGCGACGGACTTTGAGATCGCCAGCTTCGCCTATGACCCACACAACGCCACGATGCTTGTCACGGCATGTCAGGAAGAAGGCCTGCCCATGGTGAGCTTCGGCCCCACGGTGCTGAACTTCAGCGAGCCGATGAAGCAGATCGAGGCACTGATCCGCGACCGGAAGCTACTGCACAACGGTGACCCGGTAGCGAATTGGGCGATGAGCAACGTCACCGCGAAGCTGGATCGCAAAGATAACGTGTTCCCGAACAAGGAACGCGCCGAGAACAAGATCGACCCGTTCGTGGCGTTGTGCATGGCGATGGGAGTTGCCATGACCGACGAGCCGAGCAAGCCCCTCCAGATGTTCATGTTGGGCTGACATGGCCTGTCAATGGTGCATAAACCGGCAGAAGAAGCTGGTGGCTTTGCTGTGCAAGAAACCTGATAGCCGGATGTGCCAGAAGGCCAAGGCGCGCCTGGAAAAGATGCTCGCTCCACAACCTGAGACGAAAAAATGAATCAGAACAACCGCGCCTACTCGCTGCTGGAAATCAAGTCTGTAGACGACGCCCTGCGCGAGATCACTGGCATGGCGACCACGCCGGAGCCGGACCGCATGGGCGACATCGTGGAGCCGCTGGGCGCGAAGTTCGCGGCGGAGCTTCCGTTGCTGTGGCAGCACCGCCACGACTCTCCGGTCGGATCCGTTCGATTCGGCAAGCCGACGAACAAGGGCATTCCGTTCAAGGCGACGGTGGCAAAAGTCGAAACGGCCGGCGTCTTGAAGGATTTGCTTGACCTGGCTTGGGATTCGGTGGTGGCCAAGCTGGTGCGCGGCGTGAGCATCGGTTTCCGGGCGCTGGAATACAGTTTCATGGAATCCGGCGGCGTTCGATTCTCCGAGGTGGAGATTTACGAACTGAGCCTAGTCACGATTCCCGCTAATGCGTCGGCGACGATCCAGACAATCAAGGCGATGGATTCGGCTGGGCGACACTCGCCGTCCATTGGAATCCCCCTGATCCAGATTCCCAAATCGGTGGACGCTCCCCTTGCGGGGGGCGCCATTCGGCTGGTGAAGACGGGGCCGTAAGGCTCCGAGCGCACTGCCGCGAGGCAGCGCGAGGCCGTTCGCGGCCAGCTGGGTGAGATTCCCGGCTCCTTTCATGCAGGCATCGCTCCCCTTTGCTGAGGGAGCCATAGGGCTGCGCCAACGACTGCCGAGAGGCATCCAACCAATAAGGAAACAAGGCAATGACCCTTATCGAACAGCTGGCGGCGCTGAAGGCGACCCGTGAGCAGAAGCAGAAGCGTCTCGGAGAAATCGCCCAGTCCGTGGCCGACGAGCAGCGCTCCATGAACACTGCCGAGGCCGAGGAGTTCGACACCTCCGAAGGCGAAGTGAAGGCGCTGGACGCCGACATCGGCCGCCTGTCGCGCCTGGCCGCGATACAGAAGGAAGCCGCTGAGCCGGTCGAAACCGTTTCCGCCGATTCGCTGGTGGAAAAGAATGTCCGCGGCAGCAACCTGCAGTTGAAGAAGTCGGAGAAGCTGGAGCCCGGCATCCTCGCCGCGCGCTATGTGCTGTGCCTGGGCGTCGCCAAGGGCGACCACTCCAAGGCGTTCCGTCTGGCCGAATCGCACTATCCGCAGTCGGAATGCATCGTCCGTACCCTGAAGGCGCAGGCCGAGGGTGTCGACATCAGCCAGATGCTGCAGCAGAAGGCCACCATCCCGGCAGGCACGACCACTGACAGCACCTGGGCGGCGCCGCTGGCGCACGTCGAGACCTGGGCCGGTGACTTCGTGGCGTTCAACCGCCCGCGTACGCTGATCGGCCAGGCGCAGTTCCGTCCGGTTCCGTTCAATGTCCGCATCGGCGGGCAGACCAGCGGCGGCGCGGCGAACTGGGTCGGCCAGGGCAAGTCCAAGCCGGTGACCAAGTTCGACTTCACCGCGTACACGACCGAGTACACCAAGGTTGCCGCGATCAGCGTCGTGACCAAGGAACTCCTGCGCCTGTCCGATCCGTCGGCTGAGGTGCTGGTACGTGACGGCCTGTCTGACGCGGTGATCGCCAAGATCGACAGCGACCTGTTCGATCCGGACGTGGCTGCGGTGTCTGGCGTCAATCCGGCTGGCCTGCTGAACGGCGTGAGCCCGACGGTGGTCGGTTCGATCGATCCGTCCGATCCCGAGTCGGTGCGATGCGCCATCCTGGCCCTGTGGGCGCCGTGGGACAGTACGTTCATGGGCGAGCGCCCGGCGTACTACACCACGCCGGCCGTGGCGCGCATGTTGGCGTCGGCGCGCGATGCGCTGGGCAACCGCTCGTTCCCGGGCGTCACCCCGCGCGGCGGCGATCTGGACGGCACCCCGCTGCGTGTCTCGCAGTACCTGGCCAACAATGGCGGGTCCGGCGGCGCACCGTTCATCCTGGTGGATGAGGCGGAAATCTGGCTGGCTGACGATGGCAGCGTGACGCTGGACTTCAGCGACCACGCGACCATCGAAATGTCGGATACGCCGGTTGGATCCAGCTCCGCCACGGTGACTTCGAACGGTTCGCCGTTCGTATCGATGTTCCAGACCAACTCGCGCGCGTTCCTCGCCGAGCGTCCGATCTGGTATGCGAAACGCCGTTCCGGTGCGGTCCAGTGGATCGACGGGTTCCCGACCAGCTGCTGAGCAATGGGGAGGGCGGCTTAAACCGCCCTCCTTTCAGGAGGACACATGCTCATTGAATACGTGAAAACGGGGCGCCGGAAGTCGGTGAACCCCAAGGTAGGAAAAATTCTGGTTAGCCGTGGCCTCGTGCGCGAGGTGTCGGGCGAAGTGACTGCCCAGCCGGTTTACCAGACCCGCATGATGCAGGCCGCCCCGGTGGCGCCTGTCGCCGACCCGGCACCCTATGGCTACAAGGCCGACGGCACGCCACGTTTGCGGCCTGGTCGTCCGGCTGCCGTGAAGGCGCAAGAGGAAGAGTGATGCGAATCTTCGGACTGGAGATCAAGCGAGCGCAGCTGACTCCAGTTTCTGGGAGCAGCGGAGGCTGGATCCGAATCAAGGAAGCCTTTTCTGGAGCGTGGCAAATGAATGTCGAGGAAAAGCAGGAGACCGTCCTGTGTTATCCGACGCTGTACGGTTGCCTCAATCGAATTTCCCAGGACATGGGCAAGCTCCCGTTCCTGTTGAAGAAGGAGGACGAAAACCTCATCTGGCGAGTGACGGAGAATCCCGCCTACTCCCCGGTTCTGCGCAAACCCAACCATTACCAGACCGCGCAGCAATTCCGCGAGTCGTGGATTCTGTCGAAGCTGATCCAGGGCAATACCTACGTCCTGAAAGAGCGCGACAACCGCGGCATCGTGGTCCGCCTGTACGTGCTGGATCCATGCCTTGTGATTCCGCTGATTTCTTCCAGCGGCGACGTGTTTTATCAGGTCAATTTCCCGTCGTCAGCGAACCTGTTGCCGGACAAGTACCCTGCATCGCAACTGGTGATTCCGGCCAGCGAGATCATCCATGACCGGTTGAACACGTTCCACCATCCGCTGATCGGTGTGCCGCCCGTGTGCGCCGCGAACTGGCCGGCGGTGAAGAACATGAAGATCCTGCGGGATGCGACTCGGTTCTTCACCAACGGCGCGAACCCGGGCGGCATCCTGACTGCACCGGCTGGGCTTGGCAAAGATGACGCTGATGCGATCAAGGAATATTGGAACACGAATTTCCAGGGCGAGAACGCAGGCAAGGTCGCCGTAATCGGCGCCGACATGAAATTCACCGCGTTCGCGTTCAAGGCAGCCGACTCGCAGCTTGTCGAGCAGATGCGGTATTCGGACGAGCAGATTTGCCAGCCGTTCGGAATCCCGCCATTCAAGGTCGGGATTGGATCGATCCCCGCAGGCCTGGGCGTGGATGCGATCAACCAGCTGTATTACGCCGACGCTTTGCAGGCCCATATCGAGGCGATGGAAGCATTGCTGGATGACGGACTTGGCATCTCTCGTCCGATGGGTGTCGAGCTGGACCTGTGGCCGCTGCTGCGGATGGATGTGGGCAAGCAAGCCGAAGTGGAAACGAAGTTGACCGGCGGCGGAATCAAGACCCCGAACGAAGGGCGGTTCGCCTTCGGACTGGACCCGCTGGAAGGCGGCGACACGGTTTACATGCAGCAACAGGACTTTCCGCTTGACCAGGTGCGCAAGAACAAGATCGTGGACGCGAATCAGAAGCCGGTCACGGATCCCGACGCCACCGATGGCGAGCCCATCCCAGATGACGAAATGGACGAGGCGATAGCCGATGAAGCCTGACGTGCAAAAGGCGCTACTTGCGACCGCCGGCCGCTATATCCGGAAGCTGTTCGGCGAAGTGGAGCCGAGGATCAAGGCGCTGGAGGAGCAGACAGCAATGGTCACGAAGCTGCTGGGCCGAATCGATTTGCTGGAGAAGGCACTAGCGGACCGGCCATTGCCGGAGAAGGGCGACCGCGGCGAGAAGGGCGAGCCAGGCGCTGATGCGGAACCGGTTCTGGTTGCTGATGTGGTCGCTGAGCTTCTGTCCACGAAGATGCTGGATCCGATCTTGGACCTGCTGGCTACGGACGCGGTTTCCAAGCACTTCGAGGCCAATCCCGTGCTGCATGGGCGGGACGGCAATGATGGCGAGCCTGGGCCGCAAGGCGACAAGGGAGTTTCTGGCACTGATGGCCAGAATGGCCGCGACGGCTTGGATGTGAAAGACCTGTTCCGCGCGGAAGGCGGCAAGCTCCTGGCGGTTATGTCGGACGGCACAACGAAGGACCTGGGCGTGTTCGTTGGTGCAGACGGCAAGGATGGCCGCGACGGCCTGAGCGTGGCGGACGTTACGCGAGCCTACGATCCAGAGGCGCACGAAGTGGTCGAGCGATGGACGGCGGACGGCGAACAGAAGGAGCTGCGCTATCCGGCCGGCGGCATCCGCCCCGGCGGTTACTGGCGCGAAGGGATGAAGTCCTTGGCGGCGCAGGCCGTCACGCATGGCGGCGCGCTGTGGATTGCCAAGCGCGATACTGCGGCCAAGCCGTGCATCGAGAACGCCGAAGATTGGCAGCTTGCCGCGCGGCAGGGCCGCGACGGGCGCGACGGCAAGGATGGCAAGCTGCCACCGGGCCCGGTCAGCTTGAAGGCGGACGGCGATGACTGATCTGGTCACGGCCTCCGAAGCGCGGCTTCATCTGCGGTTGGACACGGAAGATGGCTCGCCGGATGACCTGTGGCTGGCGATCTTCATTCCGGCTATTTCGCAGTCCGTGCTGAACTGGCTGAAGGACGAATGGCGAGCCTATGTGCCGGAGTTGAATCCGGACGGGTCGCCGGTTGTCGATTCCAATGGCGACCCGATTCCGTCCGAGGACAGCAATGGGCCGGTGGTACGCCCGGTGGTCAAGGCCGCGGTCCTGCTGGAACTGGCCAGCACGTTCCGGTTCCGCGAAGGCGAAGGCAAGGACAATGTAGTCACTCCGGATGCTGGCCACGGCTACGTTCTGAACAAGGCGTCCACGGCGCTCCTGACGCCGCTGCGCAAGCCCACGGTGTCCTGATGAGTCTCGCAGCAGGAAAACTCAGGCATCGGATCCAGATCGAGGAATACGTCGATCTTGTGGACAGCAATGGAGATCCATTACGGGGGCCACAAGGAGAGTTCATCAAAGAATGGCAGGACGTTTTCCCTAATGCCGAGATTTACGCTTCGATTGAGCCTATCCGTGTCAGAGAGTTCATTCAATCGGCGGCGGTGCAATCCGAGCTGACAACTTATATGACGATTCGATACCGAGATGGATTGAGCGCGGCCATGCGCGTTGTGCATCTCAAGTACGGAGCGCCGTTCAAGATTTATAACCCCGCAGGGTGGAGACCAGACCCGGACTCCGGCATGGAATATCTGGTCGCGCTTTGTTCTGAAGGCGTGAACGACGGGCAATGATCTTCGCAGTTCTGGCAACCGGCCCGAGCATGTCTCAGGCGCTGGCCGACCGTGTGCGTGGCCGCTGCAAGGTGATCGCGGTATCCGACAGCTGGCAGCTCGCCCCCTGGGCCGATGCGCTGGTGGGTACGGATCAAGCATGGTGGAGGGAAAAGGAACCGGAGTTCGATGGGCCAAAGTTCACTCTAGGCACTTGGCGGGGCGTGGAAACAGTGCGTGACCTTGTTCAGGGCAGCAATAGCGGACTGCTGGGAATCCATATCGCGGTGAAGATGGGTGCAACGAAGGTGCTGCTGCTGGGCGTGGATCTTCACGGAACCCATTTCTTCGGACCGCACACGAAATTAAGGAATACCCCGCCAGAGCGGACGGCAGCGTTCCATGGGCAGTTCGCAAACTACAGACCACGCGGCGTGCAGATTTTCAACTGCAACCCCGCGAGCCGGCTGACCTGTTATCCGATGGCGAACCTGGAAGATCACCTTGAAGGCATGGCTGAACCTGCGGCACCCGGTATCGGATCGGTCGCAGGCGTTCACGCTGGGGCTGAAGCGACTCGGCTACACCGTCGAGTCCGGATGCACGCAAGTACCCGGCGACAGGGACATTCTGGTGTCGTGGAATCGAATCCGGGAAGCCGGGCCAGCGGCTGAATCGTTCGAGGCAGCAGGGCGACCAGTCCTGATCACCGAGAACGCAAGCTGGGGAAATGACTTCGCTGGTGGAAATTGGCTGACGATGGCGCGGGGCTATCACAACCGCGCCGGATGTTTTCCGATTGGCGGGAATGAGCGGTGGGACGATCTCGGCATAGAGCTCGCGCCGTGGCGGACTTCTGGTGAAACGGTGATTCTTCCGCAGCGCGGAATCGGTCCGCGCCCGTATGCCATGCCGGCGAATTGGGCCAGCGGTAAGCAGGGCAGACTTCGGCAGCATCCGGGCCGGAACCCCTGCAAGCTGCTGGAACAGGACTTGGCGAACGCTGGACTGGTCTGGACGTGGGGTAGTGGCGCGGCAATCAAGGCGCTGCTCTGGGGCATTCCGGTACGGTCTGAGATGCCGGGGTGGATCGGCGAGCAAAATAATACGGACGAGGGCAGGCTGGCGATGTTCCGGCGGCTGGCTTGGGCGCAGTGGCGATTGTCAGAAATTGAATCGGGCGAGGCGTTTTCGTGGCTCTTACCGTCGCCTGTCTGACTGCCAGAGGAGCGCGCTATCGAAGGATTGCAGAGGCCATGCGCGAAGGGATCAATTCCTTCGGTGACAAGGCAGTGATTCGGCACATAGATGCGCCCGCCGATGCGAACGTGGCGGTTTGTTACGGATGGAAGCGGCGCGCACAGTTCCAGCGGTATCGGCAATTCATCTATGCCGACTTGGGTTACTGGCAGCGGGATCGGTTCTATCGGTTCGCGGTGAACGGATGGTCGCCAGAGGTTCGGCTTGATCTTCCATCTGACAGGTTTGATCGGCTGGGATTGACGGTGAAGCCTTGGCAGATGAAAGGCCAGCGGATTATCGTCGCGGGCAGCACGGCAAAGGCTTGCGCTGATCATGGATTGAATTACATGGAATGGGAGCGAGCGGCCTGCGAGCGGCTGAAAAGTCAGGGCTTGCCGGTCGTGTATCGGCCCAAGCCGAATGATTCGATGGCGACCAGGATCGAAGGGTTCGGCTATGACGTGCGCCCGATTAGCGATGCGCTACGGGATGCGTCCTTGTGGGTCACGCACCATAGCAATTCATCACTTGACGCATTGGTGGCAGGGGTTCCGGTGCAGACAGCGCTTGGCGTGGCTACGGCGTTCAAGGTGCCAGAGGATCGGCAGAAAGTATTGAACGGAGCGGCTTACCTACAGTGGACGCTAGCAGAAATGCGTAGTGGCGAGGCCTGGAGTCATTTGAGGACGTACCTGTGCTGACTTTCGATGCGGTGACGACCTACGCGGATCGGCATTGGAGCGAGTATGCCAAGCGGTGCGTGGAAACCTTCGCTCAGCACTGGAAAGGCATTCCGCTGGAGGCTTTCAACGATGATCGTTTGGAGGCTGCATCGGAATGGCTACCGGAGTTCAAGCAACGGCATCGTGGTCGAGATACCAGCAACTACAGATTCGATGCGGTGCGGTTCGCGCACAAGGTTGCCGCTCTTGAGCTGGCGTATCGGATTGGCCATGGCGACGTGCTGGTATGGATTGACGCGGATTGCGTAACCCACTCAGACGTGGATACGGAATGGCTATCCGACTTGATTGGAGATGCCGACTTCGGCTACCTGAAGCGGGCCGGGAAATATCCCGAGTGCGGGTTCATGCTGATTCGGCGCAATCAGGCCGGTTCAGAATTGCTGCGCCAACTGGTGACCATGTACCGGACGGACGCGCTGTTCGATCTGGCGGAGTGGCATGACAGTTGGGTGATTGAGCACGTTCGGCGCGGCCTTGAGTTGGACGGCCTGCTGCGGTGCGTGTCGCTGTCGGGTGCCGGAGAGTCCACCGGGCACCCGCTGGTGAATGGCCCACTGGGCGCAAAGATTGACCACTTGAAGGGCAAGCGCAAGCAGTCCGGCAAGTCGAAACCTTCAGACCTGAAAACCAACCGAGTCGAGGCATATTGGAATGGCTAAGCGGTACGAGCAATTGATTGACATCTGCCTGAAGGAACAGCCGCGAACCATTGTTGAGGTTGGCGTTCACCGCGCCATGCGGGCAGTTCGTATGTGCCAAGCGGTACGGGGGCCGGTGCATTACATCGGCTTTGACGTGTTCGATACGATGGATGCTGAATTCCAAGAGGCGGCGCTGAACGGCAAGGGGATGCCAAGCGAATCCCGCGCCCGGATGCGATTGGATGAGCTGAAGCGTCGCAAGCCGGATTTCACCTATGAATTGATCGTCGGCGATACCCGCGAAACGTTGGCAGGAAAGACGGTCAAGTGTGACCTGGCCTTCATTGACGGCGATCACCGGGTTGACGCCATCGCCAGTGACTTTGCCGCGATTGATGCGCCGGTCATTGTGCTGGATGACTACTACGCCGGAGACAATATTCCTGACCTGTTCTTGTACGGCGCGAATCAGGTTGCCCATGCAGTGAGTGCGGAGATATTGCCAGAAGGCGATACATGCAAGCACGGCGGCACCAGTTATCTGGCGGTCGTGCGCAAGTGATTACCCTGTTTGCGGGTTACGATGAGCGCGAGGCTGTCGGGTTCCATGTGTTCGTGAACAGCGTGATTGCCCGCGCATCGGTTCCTGTGCAGATTGTGCCGCTGGCGGCTATGGGACTTCCGCAAGGCAGCAATGCGTTCACCCTGTCCCGGTTCCTGATTCCTTACCTGATGGACTTCAAGGGTCGGGCGATATTCGCCGATGCCAGCGACATGCTGATGCTGGGAGACGTGGCCGAACTGGATGCACTGTTCGATCCCGCATTCGCGGCGCAAGTGGTCAAGCATGCGCCCTACAACACCAAGCACAAAATCAAATACCGCGGCACCGGCATGGAGTGTCCCAACCTGGACTATCCCCGGAAGAACTGGGCCAGCCTGATGCTGATCAACTGCGAGCATCCGGGATGGTTCGGCTTCCGGCCGGAGACGATGCCGGACAACCCACTGCCGTTCCTGAAGTTCGAACACTTCCGGGACGAGGAAATCGGCGACTTGCCGAACGAATGGAACCGCCTGGCTGACGAAGGCCATCCGGTGGACGGCGGCAAGCTGCTGCACTGGACGGCCGGCGTCCCCGGCTTCCCGCACTACCGCGACGCCCCCGGCGCCGATCAATGGCACGCCGCGCGCAAGCGGATGGAGGAAGTCGCCTGATGGCTACCGAATCCAGCATCCAAGGGCTTGATCCGATCCTGGCCAAGCTGAAAACCTTGGGGCCGAAGCTCCAGAAGAAAGCGCTGAATGCGGCGATGCGGAAGGCCATGGGCATCGTCCGGAAGTCGGCTGTCGCTGGCGCCAAGCGATTCGATGATCCGGCGACCGCCCAGAGTATCGCCAAGGAAATCGTGGTTCGCAGCAATACCAAGAAGGCGCGGCGCATGGGGCCGGGCCACTTCCTTGTGCAAGTCGGCGTCAAGGGCGGGGCGAAGTCCTACGTGAACAACCGGAAGAACCGGAGTGCTGGCCGGGTTGGCGGATCGTATGAAGGCGGCGGCAACGTCTACCACTGGCGCTTCCTTGAGTTCGGAACCAAGGACATGCGCGCGCAGCCATTCATGCGTCCCGCGCTGGCCGAGAACGTTGACGCCGTGACCAACACCATGACAACCGAACTGGACAAGGCAATCGACAAGATCATCGAATCGGGGCAGGCATGAGCATGTTCCCCCCATTCTTCGACACCGTGAAGAACGTGGCCGCGGTGAAGGCTGCGTTCGGCAACAGCCCGCGCATCTTCCCGCACGGCATGGCGGACCAGAACACCCTGAAGCCGTACTGCGTGTTCCAGGTCATCACCGGCAACCCGGAAAACTATCTAGGCCAGCTGCCCGACATGGACTCATTCGGTGTGCAGGTCGATGTATACGCAGCAAGCCCGCAAGCCGCAGCCGATGGCGCCAAGGCCATCCGCGATGCGGTCGAGCCGGTGGCATACGTGGACGCCTGGCGCGGGCAGTTCAAGGATCCCGACACCACCCTGTTTCGCTTCAGCTTCGACGTGAGCTTCAACACGCCGAGGTAACCGATCCCCAACCCTGGCACGCGCGCCGGGATCAAGGAAATCAGCCCCGCCTCGTGCGGGGTTTTTGTTGCGCGTAACACAAACCCTTCACTGAGGAAATGAAAATGGCTAAGGCAACGAAAGGCACCGTCCTTTATGTCGTGGACCCGGCTGACGATAGCGTCCTGATCGTCGGCTGCACCACGAACATCGACGGCATCGACACCAGCATCGCGCAGAACGAAACCACATGTCTGGCTGACATGGCCCGCACCTATGAGGCCGGTTTGGCCGAGCCAGGCGCGGCAACGTTCACCATCAACTTCGACCCGGCCGACGCTTCGCACGTTCGCCTCCATCAGCTGAAGGTGGCAGGGAACACGCTGAAGTGGGCGGTAGGAATCGGCCCCGGTGCAGTGCCGACCGGCGTGGATTCGGCCGGCGACTTCATCCTGCCCACCACCCGTCCGTGGATCGAGTTCGAGGGCTACATGAACTCGTATCCCTTCAGCTTCCCGCTGGGCGGCCTGATCACTTCCAACGTCGGCATCCAGGTATCCGGCGAACCCGTCGTGACCCCGACCACGCCGTAACGGCTCACCTGTTCTATGGCTGGGGTCTGGGATGCGTTTGCCGTGCATTCCCGCCCAGCCTCCTTTAACGGCAGATAGACCATGGACCTGAAACAACTGCAGGCGATGGGGGCGATTGTTCCCCGGACCCTATTCAAGCGTGAGGTCGCGATCAAGCGGCCCGAACTGAAAAACAAAATCGATTGGGAAGATTCCGAGTTCCCCGAGTTCACCGGCACGATCATCGAGGACAGCATCACTGTCCACATCCGTAAGAAGTCCTCCGCTGACTTCATGGAAATGATCGCGGCGCCCGACCGGGACAAGGCGCACATCGCCATCCTGCGCTGCGTGTGCGACGACAAGGGCGTCGAGGTATTCGAGTCCCTGGAACAGTGCAAGCAGCTGGAAGAATGGCTGTTCATTCCGCTGGCGCTGACGGTCAGTGAGGTCAACAAGTTTGGCCTAAAAAACTCACTGCCGAGGACGAGTTCTGGTGCGAAATCGCGCTCGCCCTCGGCGGCCGTTCCATCGCGGAATGGCAAGTCGCGATCACCGAAGAAGAGCGCGCCGTCTGGGCGGCCTACCGCGCCAGGCGTGGCCATCTAAATCCCATGCTGCGCGCCGACGACAACACCGCCACGTTGGCGCACATGCTGGCAGTTGGCCACGGCATCAAAAACCAGCAGGGGAACGTCTTGACCGCCAACGATTTCAAGCGATGGAACGCGGAAGAAGAAGCCGAAGCCACGCCTGAAGAACTGGCGGCAATCCTTGGAGGTAAGCGGTAATGGCAGCGAGTCGCTCACTCGGGCAGTTGACGTTGGACCTCGTCACCCGCATCGCCGGCTTCACCGGCCCGCTGGACAAGGCGGGCCGTGAGCTGGACAAGAAGATGTCCGCGATGGAGAAGCGGGCGTATGCGTTCGGCAAAGTCATAGGAGGAACCCTTAAGGTAGGATTTGGTCTGGCAGCGGCCGCTACCGGTCTGTTCATCAAGAACACCATCGAGGCGGAGAAGGTCCAAGCGCAACTCGCTGCGCGCATCAAGGACACAGCCGGTGCCGCTGGACGATCCCTGCAACAACTCAACGATCAAGCCGACAAGTTGCAGGGCCTGACGGTTTTCGACGATGAAGCGATCGGTGGCGTGCAGGCTATGCTGCTGACCTTCAAGCAGATCCAGGGCGTCAACTTCGATGACGCGACGGCGGCGGTCCTGGACCTGTCCACGGCGATGGGCACTGATCTCAATTCCGCATCGGTGCAGCTGGGCAAAGCACTGAACGATCCCATCAAGGGAATCACCGCGCTGGCCAAGGCCGGTATCCAGTTCTCCGAAGACCAGAAGAAGGTGATCAAGGCGCTGGTGGAAACTGGCGACATAGCCGGTGCACAGCGGGTCATCCTAAAAGAGCTGGAAGGCCAGATGGGCAGCGCTGCGGAAGCAGCACGAAACACCCTGGGCGGGGCTCTGCAGGGGCTGAAGAACAGCTTCGACAACCTGCTGGAAGGCGACAGCGACAGCGAGGGCGTGCGAGGCGCTACCGATGCGATCAATGACCTGTCGGGGGCAATGAATGACCCGGACGTAAAAGAAGGCGTCCAGAATATCGTCGGCGGAATCGCCAGCATCGTGGCGCAGTGTGTTGAGGGTATCGGCGCGCTTGAGCGTTTTGCGAGTAACGTAAACACGGTTTTCGACATTAGCGAAAAGGTGTCGTCGGGCGCACCGGTTAGCGCGTTTACGGACCGCGAGCTGGAAGTCAGGCTGGCGAACCTGAGTACCCAAAAGAGCAAGGCCAACAAGGCGGGCGATACCGCCGAGGTAAAGCGGCTGCAGGCGCTAATCACGGAAGCGATCCGCGAGAACACGGCCCGGATCAATAAGAAGATCTTCGATGGCGTCACATCCACATTCGATACTACTTATGGCGCAGACCCGGCCAAATCAACGAAGCCGACTGGAGGGGGCGGCGGCCGCAGTAAGGCGGACGACTCCAAGAGGCAGGCCGAGGAAGCGGCCCGCGCCTTGCGTGAGGCGGGACAGGCCCAGGACGACTGGCACCAGAAGATCCTGGACATGCAGGCCGACCTAGCCGGCCCCGCGGCGGTCGCGGTGCGCGAGTTCGACAAGACCTTGGGCGAGCTATCCGCTGAGTACGCCGCGGGCAAGATCACTTTGGCGGATTACGCGACCGCCGAAGAACTAGCGGCGCAGGTGCGAGACAAAGCGCTGGCTTCAGTCCCGGACCTTCAGGCTGCTGTCAAGAACCAGATCGCCGATATGGAATTCGAGCTGCACCTGCTGGGCCTGTCCAATATCGAGCGCGAGAAGGAGATCGCCCTGCGCTATGCCGGCGCCGATGCCACGGAAGAGCAGCGCGCACGGATCGCGGGCCTAGTTGAGGAAATGGACAAGGCGGCGAAGGTCAATGAGTTCTGGAGCGATACACAGAACGCAATGTCGGACGCCTTCTTTGACTTCGCTACCGGCGCCAAGAGCGCGAAGGATGCGCTGGGGGACTTCCTGGATGCCATCTATTCGTCGGCCGTCAAGGCCGCTTCGGAATATTTCTCCGAACAGATCACCAACATGTTCAAGGCCCAGGGCGGCAGTGGCGCGTCTGGCTCCAGCGGCGGAAGCGGTGGGTGGGGCGAACTGTTCGGCTTCATCGGCGGGCTGTTCGGTGGCGGCAGGGTCAACGGTGGCCCCGTCGTGCCGGGCAAGTTCTACGAGGTCGGCGAGCAGAACCGTCCCGAGATGCTATTCGCTGGCGGCAAGCAATACATGATCCCCGGCAATGCGGGGAACGTGGTTCCGATTCGCGGCGGTGGTGGTGGCGGAGGATTCACGCAGAACAACCAATTCATTATGGGGCCGCAAGACAAGCAGTCCACGCAGGAGCAGATCGCCGGACGCATCGGTTATGCCTCCAATGAAGCGATGCGGAGGAATGGCCGATGACCTTTTACGCAGCCGAGATTGAGGCGTGCCCGGCCTATGGGTGGCAGGGTGGCCCAAGTATCGAAGTCCTCATCAAGAAATTGCGCAGTCGCCGCGAGAAGCGCGACAAGAAAACCGATTGGTTCCAGCACAGCTACACGCTGCCGTTCCAGAACATCCGCGATGACGACTACCTGGAGTACATCAAGGCCGCTTTCATGGTGCTGGGTGGGCCGACTGATTCGTTTCTGGTGAAAGACTACGGCGACTTTCTGGCGACGGCGGAACCGTTGGGTGTGTCGCCTGCTGGCAGCACGCCTGTCCAGTTGTCCAAGACCTACAGCCCGTGGGGTTTCATCGGCGCACCGACGCACACGCGCATCATAACCAAACCGGTCACCGCCACAGTCGTGCTTTACCAGAACGGAGTCCCCAAGGCCGGGACCACCGATGGCCTGACCGGTCTGTTCACGCCGACCACCGCATGGACCCCAGCTTCCATCATTACTGCTGACTTCGAGTTCCGCGTGCCGTGCCGGTTCGATCAATTCTCCCTGCCGTCCACCATCGACAATCGTTCGGGGGATCGCTACGCCGTGAATGGTTCTGTCGTGCTGCTGGAGGTATTCGGCGAATGACCGGGCGCAACGTTCCGATCCAGCTTGCAGCGAATCTGGCCGAAGCTGCGACAAGCACCTGCCGTTTGCGCAAGATCACCCAGATCGGCCTCGCCCCGTTCGGCCTGACCACGCTCGACCATGACGTTGAATACGACGATGGCGACGGCCTGCTCACCTACAAGGCGAAGCGCGGTTACAACACGTTCGCCATCGCTTCCAATGCCGACTTGTCGGTGGATAACTCGCAGGCCGAAGTGCTGATTGCCGAGGTTGAACTGGACGGCGTGACGGCAGCCGCCATCGCCTCTGGCAAATATGACGGTGCGCGGTTCGTGGAATACCTGGTCGATTATGAAGACCTCGCAGCCGGCCACACCATATTCAGTTCCGGCACCATCGGGCGGATCGGTAACGTCGATGGACTGGCTGCGGTCATGGAGGATCGCAGCCTCACTCAAACACTGAAACAGAAGTCGATCATAGAGAAGGGATCGAACTCCTGCCGCGTGGTCGAGTTCGGGGACGAGCGGTGCCAGTACGCCGTGGCGGCAGAGTGGGTGGACTTCGAGGTGACCGCAGTCGGGACTGAGACCGACCGCGAGTTCACCATTTCCGGCAGCGGCGTGGCTGAGGATGCCGATTACTACGCACCCGGCCTTTCCGAGTGGCTGACCGGGGACAACGCCGGCACGTCGCAAGAGGTCGAGACCTATTCCGACGAACTGGAGGTCGTGCTGGCCATCCCCACGTCCTCGGCCGTACAGGTCGGCGACACCGGCCGCATCCGCCGCGACTGCACGCGCCTGTGGGGTGCACCGCTGACCGAAGACCACAACTCCTGCAACACCTTCAACAACCGCGAGCACTTCCGCGGCGAACCCAAGCGGCCTGTTTCCGAGACGGCATCCCTCATGGCGCCCGGCGCGGCATCCACCGGTGGCGGTGGCACTACTGGCGGCGGGGACACGGAAATCGCATGAGGGCTATCGGTCCACCACTGACTGCCGAGGAATCGGCGGCATTCATCGCTGCTGCGCGTGCGTGCAAGGGCGTTCGCTTCCGCCACCAGGGGCGCAATCCGAAGATCGGCTTGGATTGCGCGGGCCTGCCGCAGTACGCCATGAGCACGCTGGGCCGGGGCGTGTTCGACCTGAAGGCCTACGGTCGCGAGCCGCACAAGAACGGGCTGCGCATGGCGATGGTCGAGAACTTCGGCGCGCCTGTGCCGCGTGAGTCCATGCGCGCCGGTGACGTTGTGCTCATGCGATTCGAGGGCCATGCGGAACCACGGCACGTCGCAATCCTGACCGATCACCCCGAAGGCCTTGGCTGCCTGCACGTCCATTCGGAAATGAAGTTCGTGTCCGAGCACAAGCTGGACGCGCGCTGGGCCGGATTCATTACTGAGGTATTCCGACCTTGAGCGGCCAACAGATAGGCACTGCCGTTGGCTTCGTCGCTGGCTTCTTCCTGCCCGGTGGTCCGCAAGTCTGGGCAGCCATCGGCGGCATGGTCGGCGGCGCGATCAGCCCGACCGAGATCCGTGGCCCGCACATCGGCGACGGCCAGAACCAGTCCAGTGCGGAAGGCGTGCCGATTCCCTGGATCATGGGCACGGCCGGCTTCGTGCAGGGCAACATCGTGGACAAGGGGCCGCGACGCGAGGTGAAGAAAGAGGACGACGGCAAGGGGTCCAGCACGGTCGCCGTGACTTACGAGGCGCACCAGGACTTCACCATCATGATCTGCGAGTCCAGCGAGACCCGCGACAGCCTGATGACCGGCGTGCTGATCGTTCGGCTGAACGGCAAGATCGTCTACGACATGCGGCCCGAGTCGAACTTCGCGGCCGAGAACAGCAAGTTCCTGCGCAACCACACCTTCTACGACGGCAACGAATCGCAGGGCGTCGATCCAACCGAGGAAGCGTGGCCGACCAACGGCGTCGGCAATACCCCGTATTACCGTGGCGTCTATCGCATGGTGGCCCGCGACATCAATCTGTCGCAGTACGGCGACGCGATCCCGACCTATGAGTTCGTCATGATCGGCGCCGGCAGCTCCGACGACACGATCACCACCACGCTGATCGGTCCGAGGTACTCGCGCTTCCAGAACGAATCGTGGCCGCTGGTGGATGCGGAAAGCCAGTACACCTATCAAGGCGCCTGGACCAGCGGCGACGGCGCAGGGCATACATCACCGTCCTTCGACACCATTGCTGAAGTGCAGCAATGGGCGGCGGGGCTCAACGCCGAGGATGGGACTGCTGGCACCAACTCCCTGGGGACGCCGTCGACCTATATCGGCTACATCGCCAACACAAGCGGGGGTGCTGGCGCTTACAACGGTACGACCGTCACCTTCTCTGGGGTAGCAGCACAGTACGACGTCACCGACCTGACGGCGCTTTACCTGCTGTACCAGTTCCTGACCCCGGAAAACGGATACGAGGACGTGTCGCCGGCCGGGTTTTGCTCCCTGACAACCGCTGGCGGCCAATGGCAGGGCGCGCGCAACGGCATGCTGTTGAACAAGGCGATCTCTCCCACCCCTCCGCAGTATCTGTCCGTAACCTCCTGTGGCGGCTCCGAGGTGACGATCGGCATCTATCCGCTGGTCATCACGGTAGCGCGCAAGCTCCCGCCGCCTACGGCTGCACCGATAGGCGATCCCTGCGTGCTGGGGGTGCCGGTGGCGCTCCCTGATTCCCCGGGGTTCGTGATCGACTGCGCTGGCGTGATTTCGCCTGAGCCGGTTATCACTACGGTGTCGGGCTCCTACCTGATCCTGCAGAAGGAAGTCGTCGCCAGCATTGATGGGCGCAGTCAGTACGAGCAGTACACGGTGGGGCCGATTCTGGAAATCGGTGACCCCGACAGCACAGAGGAGTTTTGGGAAGCGGCTTACGACGCGGCGGTTTTGGCTGGGACGGTGGAAGCCGGCCTGGTGTACGGCGTTGACTATCCGGTTGCCATCACTTCGGCCTACGAAAGCACCATTACGACCACGGCCACCACGACATCGACCATCGGCGTAGCCACCGCGATCACGCGCGTCGTCAAACGCGGCGGGCTGACTGAGGACGATATCGACGTTGCCGACGTGGATCCCACCCTGCGCGGCTATGCGATCCAGCAAGCCTACAACGGCACCGAATGCCTGAGTCCACTGCTGTTTGCCTACACCCTCTACGGCTCGGAATACGACGCGCAGCTGCACTTCCACAAGCACGGTGCGGACATCGAGATCACCGTCGATCCGGACGACTTCATCGACAACGGCGACGAATCCGACACCGACACCCGTGACCAGGCCATCGAGTACCCGCGCAAGATCAGCGTGGGATACATCGACCCCGATCAGAACTACGAGGCGCGGCCGCAGTCCTACCAGCGCACCAGCCCGGACGTGCGCGCCATCGGCGACGAGTCCACGCAGACCAGCGTGGTCATGGACGCGGACAAAGCCAAGCAACTGGCGGTGATCGGGATCAAGGTCGCCTGGGCGCGGGCGCAGGGTTTTCGTGAGTTCTCGCTGCCGTATTCCGGCCCGACGATCTGCTACCTGCCGCTGGTGGCTGGCATGCCGTTCGGGCTGGACGGCAAGCGCTGGGTGGTCTCGGAAATGACCACCGAAGATGGCGAGATCAAGATCAAGGCGCTTTACGACCGCCAGAGCGCCTACGTCTCCAACGCCACCGGCGTGCCCGCGCTGCCTCCGACCGCACCGCCTTCCAACATCGGCGGCGTGACCTTGTTCGCGGCCATGAACCTGCCGCGCCTGCGTAGCTCGGAAAACGTGCCGGGCATGCACTTGGCCTTCGCTGGATTGCTCACCTCGTGGCCCGGCTGTCAGTTGCAGATGAGCGTCGACGATGGCGAGACCTGGCTGGTGCCGATCGCGTCGGCCACGCAGCAGTCGGTGATCGGCTACCTGACTGCGGCGGTCGGCGATGCCCCCAGCGACACGCTGTCGGTCACCGTGCATGGCGGAACGATGAGCAGCGTCACTGAAGCGCAGATTGCGAACCGGGCGAATGCGGCCGCCGTGCTGACCGCCGGCGTCGCCGAGATCCTGCAGTTCCAGGATGCGGATGAGGTCACCCAGGACAACTACGACCTGACCACGCTCACGCGCGGCGGGCTAGGGACTGCGGCCGTGCCACATGCGACCGGCGACCGCTTCGTCCTGCTGAACTCGCCTTACTTCCTCCCGCTGGATATCTCGCTGGCCGGGAAAACCATCCTGTTCCGCCCGGTCACCTTCGGCACGTTGCCCGACAACAACGCGATCTACGCCGCCGTGTTCCAGCCGCAGTTCACGGGCCCGCAAGTTTCCAATCCCCTCACCGTTGGCGGCGAGCAAGTGACCGTCGACGGCGCTCCCATCTACGTGGTGACCTGACATGCCTGAACTCTCTACCGCTCCTGCCGATAGCGCCGTCACTGGCTCCGAGAAGCTGCTCACCCTCGGGTTCGAGAACGTCACCGTCCAACAGGTGGCCGATGCCAATGAAAGCAAGTCGACCGACATAGCCAGCGCCACGACGACCGATATCGGCGCAGCGACGACGCCCTTTGTCCACATCACCGGCACAACGACCATCACGGGGCTGGGAACGGTGCAGGCGGGCACCCGTCGTCGAGTGGTATTCGACGGCATTCTGACCCTCACCCACAACGGAACCAGCCTGATCCTGCCGACTGGTGCAAACATTACGACCGCCGCCGGCGATACAGCCGTATTCGTTTCGGAGGGGTCGGCCAACTGGCGCTGCGTCGGGTATCAGCGTGCGGACGGAACGGCGCTGGCGGGGAGTGGTGGTGGGTCCGACCGCAGCACCGTCACCGCCGTCACGCCGTCCTCTGGCACGGCCACCTTCGACTACTCGCTGGGCGACTACTTCACGCTGGCGCCGACCGCAAACGTGACGACGCTGGCGTTCTCCAATCTTCCGGGCGCAGGGCATGGCGCCAGCCTCATGATCCGCTTCACGCAGGACAGCACGCCCCGCACCGTGACGTGGCCCGCATCGTTCAAGTGGGCGGGCGGTGTTGCGCCATCAGTGTCCACCGCTTCCGGCGCTGTCGATCTTCTGGCGATCACCACTTTCGACAACGGCACCACCTGGCGCGCCACGCTGACCAAGGCCTTCGCATGAGTGGGATTCTTGGGCATATCGGCCTGCTACTGCCCGGCTCAGCCAGCGGCCTCACCTATGCCACCTGGAATCCAGCCGACATGGCGGGCACGATTTCGCTGAGCAATGGCAACAAGACAGCACAGCGGACAGGTGGATCGACGCTCTACAACTCCGTGCGCGCTACGCTTCCAGTCTCGGCCCCCTCGTATTGGGAGGTGAGGGTTCCTTGGGCTGGGTTGGGCGCGCGATGTGCAATCGGTGTCTGTCAGAGTTCGCTGGCGCTGCTATCCGGTACGGTCTTCCCTGGCTCTACGGCAGATAGCGTTGGCTGCTTTGGGCCGAATAACACCGTCTATCTCAATAATTCCGGCACCGACTATCCGGACGGAGATTCCACCTCGCTGTATGGCCTGGCCTTTGATCCGGTGACGGGCAAAATATGGATTCGGGACTTTGCAGCATCGACTGGCACCGGCTACTTCGGAGGTGGGAATCCTGCGGCGGGAACCAGTCCGACCAAGACACTGCCAGCGGGAACTTATTACCCGTGCGTTTGTGCAGCCGCTTCGGACGTAATGACCGCCAACTTCGGCGCCTCGGCCTTCACGGGAGCGGTGCCTGCTGGGTTCAACGCTGGGGTGTACTGAGGTAAGACTTCCCCTACACCACGCCGCGCAATCCCCCGATACAACCATTTTCCCGGCACCGGCAATCTAAGCCTGCCTCGGCGCCTAGGCCACCACTTGCACAGTCCGGTCGAACGGAAGCGATTTGTGGCGCCGGGGCGCTTGGATAGTGGACAGTTGCAAAAGTAGTGGACAGACGGGTTTCGGAAAGCTCACGAAACCCCTTGAAAATGGCGCCCGAAGTTGGACTCGAACCAACGACCCCCTGATTAACAGTCTCAGGTTGCGATTGCCGTAATTGCCAATGCTGGCGCGGGTCTTGACCCTTGGACGCTGTTCACTATGTTGGCGATGCGCCAGCCTGAAACCCTTGCGCTGTCGTCAAGGCGTGTCTGGAAGTGGACAACTATCGGGCCGGCTTGTTTCGCGCCACCTTGCGTCGGTAGTGACGCCGCGTCACCTTGCCATCGGAGTGCCCCAGCAGCGCCTGGGCCTCGCTGTCGCTTCCCATGTCGCTGCCCGCCTTGGCCCTCAAGTCGTGCAGGCGCACGTCCTTCAAGCCCGCCTTGGTGCGGGCCACCCGCCATAGCGCCCGAAGCCCGCTGGGCGTGTACGGGCCAATGCCGCGCTTTGCGTGCTTGCCTCGCGGCCGGCTCTCGAACAGCCACTCGCGCCCGAACCGGCGCCATAGCCGCTTGGCGTCCTCGACCGTAGCGGTCAATTCCGGCGACCACTGCAGCCCCTGCTGCTTCTTCCCCTTGCTGTTCCAGTACGTGAACCCCTCGTCGTCCAAGTCGGCCAGGCGCACGCGCAAGGCATCACCCTGCCGCATACCGGTCAATTCGATGAAGCGGGCGATGCAGCCCAGCTTCGGGCTGGCCACGGCAATGATGGCGTCCAGCTCTGCATCGGTGACGTAGCGATCGCGGGGCTTCTCCGGGTTCCGGTATTCCAGCCCCTTCGTAGGGTCGTCTGACGCCTTCGGGAATGAGCCGATGCGCCGCGCCTCACTGTAGGCCGCAGACAGCAGCGCCCGGTCGCGGTTCGCCTGCACGGTGCCCTTCTCTGTCAGGTAGCGGTAAACGTCGTGCGCCTGCACGTCCACCAGCTCCATGCTGCCGAACACCGCGCACACGTTGGCCGCGCTCGCACGGTAGCCAGCGAGGGTGGAGGCTTCCAGACGGTTCTTGCTGGCCTCGATGTAGTGCCAGACGGCATCGTGCACGGTCTTGACCTGAGCGGGGGCGCCGACCAGCGCGGCATACTTCACAAGCGCCGGGCCGTAGTCCTTGGCCAGCCGCGTCCACTTCCCCGACTTGGCGAAGTAGTAGGCGCCGTGCCGGTGCATCATGTTCGCCGGCAGGTGCTTGTCGTGCTTACGCCGCCTTCCCATGCTGGATCGCCTCCCAGTTCGGCTCACGCCGCGCCTTGGGCTTGGCAGGGGCGGACAGTACCACTGAGCGCTCCACCAGCGGCCTACCGACCGCGTTGGGCTTGAATGGGATGCCCATGCCTGCCAGCGCCCGGCACTGGGCCGTCCAGCGCGTCCTGGCGGTCAGCTCCGCGACCTCTTCCGGAGCAAGCCAAAGCTCACCGCCCATCGTCGGCCTCCTTGGGGGTGGTGGCGTTCAAGTTGTCCGCGTGCATCGTGGCGCAAGTCCATCCGCCATAGCCGCCATAGCTGCGGAGAATGTCGTATCGCTTGACCGTGCGCCGCTCCTCCGTGTCTTGCACGTAGGCGAACCGGCTGCCGCTGGCTTTCAGAACCACGAAGCGTTCCGGCGCGTCATCCACGCTCACGACTCCACCGCCACGATGCGGACGCGCTGGCCCCGTTCTTTCAGCGACCACATGGTTGTTGTGCGCGGGCCGCGACCTTGGCCGATACGTGCGCATGGCTTGCGGGCCAGTAGGCCAGAAGCCGCAAGCTGGGCGAGCCTCGCGGCGACTCCCTTGTTGGCCGCGAGGCCAAGCTCCAGCGCGACCTCGCCGGTCATTGCCGGTCCTTCGGACAGGACGGCGATGATTTCAGCCTTCATGCCTGCGCCCTCTGCCCGGTGTCCACCACGCGCACGACCCGGCCGATCCAGTCCGGATGGAAGTAAGCGGCGCCCAGCTCGTCGGCGTCCTCGCGCACGACCATGACCTCGCCTTTCGTGGCTTCGGACAACGCGTGCCGATAGGTCGCCATGTTGTCGATGAGCCACTCGATCAACGCCGCCGCATCCCTGCCTGTCTGGTCGCCCTGAGCGCGCAACGCACCCAGCAACTCGCGAGTGCTGGCATCGAGGATCGTGTCGTTCTCGTAGTCGGGTTGTCCGTCCATCACTTCTCTCCGGTGGTCATGCGGCTTGGGCCTGGGTCGTTGGCGAGGATTCGCCATGCTGTTGCTTCCACTCTTGGAACTTGGCCATTCCCAAGGGCTTTAATCCTGTCCACCCGATGGGCCACCCCATTAGCCACTCGACCCATTCCGGGTTCAGCTGGCCACCGTCCGAAGCCATGACCGCGTGATCGATCCTGTCGTTCGCTCGGCTCGCTCCAGACTTGCGCGTGAGGCTGGCCGGAGATGATCCCTTGCTGGCGCTGGCGCATGGCGTTGGCCACTTCTTGGCCGCGGCCGGAAGCCCGTTCCGTGGGTTTTCCAGATCGAAGTTCCCGCGCTTCTCTGCATCGTTGGCCCGCGGCGTTGGCCATGTCGATCGCGCACTGACGGCTTCGATCAATGTTCCGCCCTCGCGGCTCTTCCTGGGTGTTACCCGCCCACCATGCGCTCCCAGCGTCGCTGTCGGCGTAGGCCACAATCCAGATTCGTTCCCGAAGATGGGGAGCGCCGGTGTCGGCCGCAGAAATGACGCCCCATTCCGCATCGAACCCCATCGCGGCCAGGTCTCCAAGAACTCGTCCGAGTCCCCGAGAAGTGAGCATTGGGCTGTTTTCCACTTCGACGTATCGCGGTCGTACTTCGCGAATGATCCGCGCCATGTGTCCCCACAGTCCGCTGCGCTCTCCGTCGATACCTGCGCCTGCACCGGCTGCGCTAATGTCCTGGCATGGGAAGCCGCCAGAAACAACGTCAACAAGGCCTCGCCATCGGCTTCCGTCAAAAGTTGTAACGTCAGACCAAATTGGGAAAGGCGGGAGGAGTCCATCGTTCTGTCGTTGCGCCAGAACTTGTGCGGCGTAGGCATCACGTTCAACTGCGCAGACGGTTCGTCGCCCGTGCAGCAACCCGCCGAGTATTCCGCCACCAGCGCCTGCGAAAAGAGCCAGCTCATTCATCACACTCCGTCCGCAGAGGGTGCTGGCGGGAGGGGTGCGGAATAGCGACGCTGGCTGGCGATGAAGTCCCGGATGACGCCCCGGTAATACTCCATTGGCCCGCCGGGGCTGCGCTCGTTGGTGTCCCAATCGCGGAACAGAACGGCGCCGATCCGCTCGACTTCATCCCCCTGCCCGGCTGCCGAGAGGGCGTTGAGTTCGGCAACAATTTCGTCAATGGTCAGCATCACGCCATCTTTCAAGATGGCTGCACCGTCGCCGCATACGCCTTGCGAGTAGTAGGGAGCCTCGACGGGGGAAGTCATGGGGAGGGCTCCTGTAGGGCGGCGGCGGCGCGGCGCATGTTTTCCCGCATCACGACGCGAGTCCAATCCCCATCTCCGTAGAACGCGGTAAGCGCCCGATCAATGGCGGCATCATCCACAACGCCCGGCGCCTGGGCGGGTGTAGAGGGGAGTAGTCCGGTCGTAACGTTCGCTATAAGTTCCGCAAGTGATTCCGGAACACTCGTCATTGGCCAGTTTCGCAAGCTGGGTCGCATCTACCCAAGCCACCGCGCCCGCATCTGCCGCCGGGGGTGTGGTGAGGATCGTGAGCCGTGCAGGGTCAAGCCGCTTACCGTCGTACAAGTAGCCGGTGCCGAGTAGATCGCGGTCGTTCTCTGCCGCCTGTTGGTCGTTCGGGTTCATGGAAGCACCTTCTTCATGCGGAACGTGGGGCCATTTGACGGCGAAATATCTAGCCCGCAGTGAGCGCGGAACATCTGTCGGCAGGTTGCGCACGGCCACTCAACGCGGTCTTTGTCGCCTTCCGGATTGACCATCCGCAGCTCCTCGATATCGAAGCTGTGGCTGCACATGCGCTGGCGAGCGCGGCTGAGTAAGCGGCTAATCCACTTGAACATCACCCCTCCTCCCGCTGCGGGGCGGATGCGAGCATGGCGGCCCATACGGCGGCGATCTGCGCACGTTCTTGGTCTTGAAACAGGATGGGATTGTCGTCGCCGTACTCGATGAACCTTGTAGCGCCGACTCTCTGCATCACTTCGGTCGCCACCTTCGGCACCAGCGCCCACCCATTCGGCACACGCGGCTGCGCGGATAGGGCGGCGGTGACCGCATTGAGGGCTACTGCCTCTCCTAAAGTGCCGTCCCCGTTCCGCGTCCGCTCTGCCGCACCAATCCATCCGACTCGCTCATATTCCGCAGCCAACAACTCCCTAGCCCGCTGCCCATCCCCCGGCGCCTGGGCGGGGGTGGGATTAATCAACTTTCCAAGGGCTTCGTGGTCTGCGCTCTGGAATGGTTCCGGCCCTTCGCGCAGCCGGATGCTGTCTATCAGCGTGGACAGCTTGCAGCCTTTGCCGATCATCGTAGCCGGATACACCAGCACGGCGCACGGCAAGATGTAATCGGCATCGGGCGCAGGCTGGGCGAGGGCTTTGAGCGCTTCGTCTACGATGGCGCGATCCGCATCACTTCCGGAAATGCAGCATTTCCCATCAGGGTCGCAAAGAACTGCTCGCAACGCTTCAACATGCACGTTCATTTTCCGCTCCTGATTGCCGCAATTTCTTCTTCCGACAGTCCAGCGGACCGCGCTTTTTGTATCGCAGCAGAACGAGCCTTAATCGCGGCGTCCGCCCGCTTGTCGTCGTCGCTCGCTCGCTCCATTCGAACAGGGCCATAGACAGATCGGCCTACGGGGTAGCCTATGGTTTCAACGACTTGCGCGTCAGATCCCTGCACGCCCTTCTTGTGCGCAAGCCGAAGTGCGGTGGCGTAGTTGTCAGACCACGCATAAGGAACCTGATAGCCTCGGCCTTCTGTTAGATCAGTGTTCGTGTAGCAAACGAACAAGGTGAACGGCTGCAACTCCGCCAGCGCGGCCGGCGTGGGGGTGGTGTTAGTAGCGGTCACGTTCGCGCTCCATATCGTCATCGGTATAGAAACCAGCCGCCTTGGCGAACTCTTGCCGCGCAGCTTCGTAGCCGCGCTCAAACTCGGCCTTTGCCCATTCGGTTTGTGGCCGTCCCGCGTACACAGACTGCATTGCGTACTCGATCAGCTGATTGACCAGGTGTTCGGAGAACCCGAACTTTCCGTCAGCGGCGCGAAAGGTGAACAAGTCCTCGCGCTTGCCCTCAAACGCTTCGATTGCAATGGATTTCGTCCACAACGCGCGCTGGCTGACTTCAAGCGGGCGGGGAATCTTCGCCGCCTCGGCTTTCACCTTGGCGCGGAACTTGTCGTAGGCGCTACTCGCGCTCGGCATCGTGTCAGCCATCACCCACCCTCCCCAGCATCCGCGCCCTTGCTGGTGGCGAGGGCCATGGCTGCGTCGATTGCGGCGTCGGCTTCTTCGTTGGCGACCATCACGTACTTATCGAGGTCATACCTCCATGTTTCTATGTGTGTCGTGACCGGTCCTCGGCTATCCCGCAACCACCGATACCTCGCCGCATCCCGTAGCAAGCCAAGCGCATCGCCGAACTTCTCGCTCGCCGAGACAACTTGGTCGGCGTCAATGCCAGCAGTGAAGGCGTGCCACTTTTCGGCATCCCCCTCCAACTCCGCGATCCGGGCGCCGTGGGTGCGGAGGTAGTTGCAGGCGGCGGCCATCAATGCGGCGTTGGCCGTGCTTTTAGCGGTGTTGCTCCAGTTGCCGTTCTGGTCGCGGCACTCGCCAACAGAACTCATATGGCTAGACGTACCAATGTACCGGCCATCGGCCAGCCACTCTCCCGGCGTCGCCCTATCACTAAGCTCCGCCAGCAGTTCCAGCGCGGGGGTGGGGGTGTTGGTCATGGGCTGCTCGGAGGTTGGCTAGGGAATCGGTAGGGCGGCTTGTGGCCATCCTTTGAAAACATCCATCGGCACCACCACGGGATGCGCTGCCATTTCAGTTCCATGGTCAGGTCGATAACCTGGGTCGTCAGTTCGGCACGCAGCTGTTCGTTCTCACCGTGCACGCGCTCCAGTTCCGCCTCTGCGAGCTTCAGCTCCGCGCGGATGTAATCCTTCGTCGGCTGCTTCATGCGGCGGCGCGGTTTCTCGATCAGGGAGAAGTGCGCCATTAGGAATCGCTCCCCAGCAGCTTCTGCTTCTGGACGTGCTCGATCACAGACAGGCCGCTCGGCAGCAGGATGTGTGACAGGAACGCGGCCTCGAAGGACATCATGCCGATCTCGATGGCAGTGACCTGGCCCTTCACCCAATCGCGGAGAATCGAATAAACGGCGATGCCGCCGATCTGCAGGGCCTTGGCTTCGTGCTGGGCCTTCGTGCAGCGAATGCGCGGACCATACGGATGCTCACGTAGCCATGCGGCGGCGTAGCCCCTGGCGCTGGCTTTGAGGTTGACCATGCGGTCACGGTGCTCGAACTGGATGAACAGTTCGGCGGTCTCATAGTCCTCGCCGGTGGCGAACTTCGTGCAGCCGAACGCGCGCAGCATCTTCTGGATGTCGTTGATCGCGTTGTTGCCGCTGGTCGCGTTTTCGTAGGGGAGGGCCATCAGGATTCAACCCCCATCGCAACCAGGTCGATCTCGTCCACCTTGTCGCGCAGCTGGCGGCGCTTGCGCTTCAGCGTGGCGGCGATCGATTCCGTGGGTTCCGACTTGCTGAACACCACGGTCGAGCAATGCAGCGCCTTGCGATGGTCGCGGCGATACAGGCGGTATTCGACGGTCGTCTCGTTCACGCCGCGATACCAGCTGAACTGCCGGCCAGGTGTCGGGCGCCGCGTCTCGAACAAGCGGATCATGCGGCCATCCCCTGCAGGGTCTTGATCACCCCGTTGGCCGCTTCCATCGACAGGCTGCTCATCCATTCGTCGACCGGGCGATCCATGAAGCTGTCCGGCACACCGATCCTCCGGTGCATCAGCGTGATCCGGCGGTGGTCCAGTTCGGCCCGGCGCATCAGGCGCACGATCTCGCCTCGCTGGTGTTGGGTGCTGGCGGCGGGTTTCAGTTGTACGGCGGTCATGTCCATCAGGCTGCCTTCTGGAATCGGCCGGCCAGGTCACGCGGCTGGGCCATGGGTGTCTTGGGAACGTGGCGCGCGCGGGCACGCTCACGGGATGCGGTGCGCTCGCAGTCGATGCAGGCGTGGTGCCGGCCGTCCTTGCTGCGCCCGGGGCGGCGGTCGACGTAGAACTGACCGGCGGTCTTCCATCGGGTGCAGGAGCTGCAGCACTTCATTTGCGCGCCTCCCGTACCGCTTCGGCGTGCATCTGTCGCAGGACGTGCAAGTGGTAGTCGGCCAGCGTGATCTGCGCCTTGTTGGCCTCCATGTTCTGGATCGCGGCCCACAGTGCCTGGACCTTGTCGTCGGGATGCAGCTCGCTCATTTCGTCCTCAGGTCGATCTTGATGTGGTGAGAATCGAACCGCGCCCGGGCCTTCTTCGTCGGGCACATCGGGCCGCAGCGCCAAGGCGTCTTACCCTTGTTCGCCTTGGCCCGCCGGGACTGGGCCGGGCCAGTGGTGTCGCTGGCGAAGCCGGTCTTCATGCGGCTGCCTCGACGTCGACTACTGGCTCCGGCAATTCGGAAACCATCATTGCGAACCGGAACAGGGAAGCCCGCGCGTCTGAAAACTGCTTGTCCGCAGCAATGACGCCTTGGCAGGCGGATCTGATTTCACTGCGGAAGTCGTAGCCGGCACCGAGGTCTAGAGTGGCGCCAACCTCCAACGGCTTCAGATTGCCGTAATACTTGTCGAAGACTTTTTCGACTTCGGTGTGGGTGATCTCGACGATGTAGGTGCCGCCTGCGGCCTTCCCGATAACCTTCATGGTCAGGCCGCCTTCTTCAGCGCTGCACGTGCCGGCGCTTCCGCCACGACCCGGGCCAGCGCACCGCAGATGTGCGGGAAGTCCTCGGCGGCGTAGAGCTTCGCTGCGCCCTTGGATGCCGCCGGCCGGAAGCCCAGCGAGGCCAAGCCTTCGGCGTTCACCGACAGCGGCGCGATCCAGTCGTTGATGTCGCCGAGCTTGATCTGGGCGCCGGGTGCGGACGCCTTGGCAACCGCCGGATGATGTTGGGCGAACCGCTGCGCGCCTTCGGCTTCGTGCAGCGCCTGGGCGGGCGGCGACAGGTCCGCGCCTTCCGGCGCCTGCTTGGCCGCATCCAGCTCCGCCTGCGCGCGCTCACGCTCGATGCGGGCGGCTTCTGCCTTCTGCGCCACTACCAGCTTGTCCGCCTCTTCCTTCCGGATGCGCTCTCGGTCTGCTTCCAGCTGTGCGGCGACCTTTGCCTCGTGCTCGCTGATGCGCGCGGCTACCAGGTTCTTCAGGTCGTCCGGCGCCTTCGTGGCGCACAAGGTCACCCGGTCCGCGAACAGCGTGGCATGGGCCTCGTGCTGCGCAAGGATGGCGACGTTCGCCCGGATCCGTTCTGCCTGCTGACTGGTCGCGATCTTGGCATTGGCGACCACCACGTCGATGGCTTCCTGCATGCTGGTGAAGGAGCGCTTCCCCTTCATGGCTGTCTGGATATCTGAGATCAGCGTCGCCGGCATCGGCAGCGCGTGCTCGCCCAGCGTGTCGTTGAGGCTGCGGACGTGGTCCTGCACCGCGCGGCGCGCATCGTTCCCGATCTCGGTGCGCCGGGCTTCCTTGCGGGCAGTGACCAGCTTCTCCAGCGCCAGGCGCGTGGCCCGGGCCTGCTCGCTGATGGCGTCGATCGTGTTGAACAGAACGTCGATGCTCTGGGTCTGGCTCAGCGCGTGCTGCTTGGCCCCCTTCAGCTGGTCCTCGATCTCGCTGCACCAGGTCACCGTCTTGGCGGCGTCGGCGAAGTCCTGGTCCGTGGTCAGGTCCTTGTTGATGCCTTGGAAGACGGCGATCGCCGCGTCCTTCCACTCGGCGAGGTTCGAGGCCGTGACCATGCCGGTCACCTCGATCCGCAGCGCCGGCATCTGGTCCGGAGCCTGGCCGACCGGCGCGGCGACGGGCATCTGGGCGGGCTCGTAGGCCGCGACGTCGGCTTCGAACTGCGTCCAGCCGGCGACCAGCTTTGCGCGCAGATCCAGGTCCGGGAGATACCAGCAGTGGCGTTCCTCGACCAGGTCGTCGCCGTTCCACTTCGATGCCATGAACAGCGCACGCTCGGCGCCGGACACCATCAGCTGGTGCTCCATCTGGACGCGGTACGCCGCCGGCAGGTCCGCGCCTGTGCAGTCCGGATGCATCGCCGCGCGCAGGTCGTCATTCAACGACTTGTGCTCGAACGTCACGTCCTCCAGCAGGGTCAGGCCGTCGAAGCTGGCGCTGAACTTGCCGTCGACGCCGACGCAGGGGTACAGCTCTTCGCCGATGATCTCTTCCGCCAGCGGCCTGGCCAGCGCCTCGTAGCGGTGACCGTTGTCGAAGATGCGCTGGCGCTGTTCGTCGATTTCTTCGGCGGCGCCGGTGGCCAGCTCGCGGATCAGCTCGGCGCGGCTCTTGTAGGCCGACACTCCGAGCATGGCCGGAGCATCGCTGGCGTTGAAGTGCTGGGCACGGTGGGCATGCCACTCGGGCGTGCCCTGAATCAGCTGGACGGTCTTCATGCTTGCGGCTCCTTGTTGGCATCAGCGAACGGATCGACCCATTCGCCCTCACCGGCGTCTGCCTGCTGTTCGGGGGCGGGTGGCTCAGCTTCCTTTTCCACGGCTCCCGCCTCCTTCGTCGGCTCACCCTTGATGGCCGACTTCTGCGCGTCGGAAAGAACGCCACGGGTCGACGCCATCGCGATGATGTCGTCGGCCGACTTCTTGCCGCTCTCGATGGCCGTTCGCCACTTCGGCAGGTTCTTGTCGAAGTCTTCCGTGGTGTAGGGCTTCAATTCCTTGACCGGTTGCGGGGTCGCGCCGAACGCATCCTCGGCGGTGGTGTCGCCTTCCTTGATGGCCGTCAACAGGCCGCGCAGGGTGACCAGGTGTTCGAGGCTAATGTCCTCGACGCCGGCAACTTCCAGCTTTGCGCATAGCTGTTCGACGGAAACGCCATAGCGCTGGAACGCAGCCACCGCGTCGGCGCGCCGGTTCCCGAGCGTCTTGATGTCGCCCATGATGACCTTGCGCGCTTCGTTGTACATGTCCTCCCAGAACGCCTTGGGGACGCCCTTCAGGATTGCGTTGCGCAGGGCGATGGAGCATGCAGCGTTTGCGGTGACGCCGATCATGTCGGTCTTGAAGCGCCTTCCGTTTTTGTCGACTACGCGGCGCTGCACTTCATAGGTTATCGCCACGTTGCGCTCCAGGTCATGGAACACGCCCTGCGCCACTATGAAGTCGCCTCGTTCGTCCACCACCCGGGCGCCGGCTCGGCTGTTGCCCCACGCTGAAGCAACCACTTCCGCGAACCGAGCGGATGGGCCTTCGATGGTCTTTCCATCCCTGGGCAGCGCATAGATGCATTGGCCAGCGACGGATTCGCTCAGCGTGACCATCTGCGTCGCTTCATCGCGGAACCGCTTGATGCTTCGCGGGAACCGGTGGGCCGTCGCAATTTGCTGATCGATCTCCGACCGATTCAGCAGAGAGACCATGCTGCCTCCCGCTTCCAGTCCGCTGATGTCGCGGACGACTTCTTCTGCTGCTGCGTTCATTGCTCGTGATCCGATTGGGAAAGGGTTTGTGCGATCAGGCGGCGAGCGGCTGCTCGTCGCTGGTCTCGACGATCTTCTCGAACGGATACTTCACGACCTCGTTCTTGATGTGCGCGCCGAAGTGCTTGCCCAGCGACTCGGCGCCCGCGAAGGCTTCGAAGTCCTGCCTGGTGAAGTTCTGGTAGTGGTACAGCGAGCCGGGTCCGCGCTTCGGGCCGTAGCCGCGTGTGAAGCGGATGGCCAGGGTGTTGGTCTCGGCGTCGTGGCCGATGCTGTGGATCTGTGAGGACTCGACGTCGGTGAGGGTGATGCGTGGCATGTGCGTAATCCGTTGCTGAGAAATTGGCCCGCTGCGGTCGGGGATTGGGGAGTTGACCAGCACATAGGGAGCTGGCGCCGCCGCAGACGGCTTGGGGATTTGTCTGGCCCCTAAATCGGCGGGGCCAGTTGTCGCGCTTCCACCTGCTGTAGCCGACTCGGCAGGTCCTACGGGTACGGGGGTCAGCGGTGCAGGCAGAGGTAGCCAACTCACGACCGGATTTCCTGCACAAAAACATCCCGGTCCACACGCCTTCGCTACGGGCACAAGGCCCGCTCGCCCCCTTCATGGATTCTTCAAGCCGCCTGCTGCAGTTCCTGTTCCTTCGGCGGCACCAGCGTCAGGCGCACGCCTTCATTCATCCAGGCATCGACCACCGCCGACAGCTCGTCGCCATCGGCCGGCAGCTGCGCCTTGAACTGCAGGCCCACGCTTCCGCCTTCGATGGGCGTGATCACGAAGTCCTTCAACTTCACGTCGATCAGCGAGGTCTGCGGCGTGCCATCGAGCAGGCCGTCGATGTAGACCTCATAGCCGGCGTATTCGCCTTCCAACTTCAGCGGCTGCAGGTTCGGGAACTTCAGCGCGACCAGGCCATCGGTGCCTTCGACCAGGTCCAGCTGTTCGCCCTTCGCAGCCTTGCGGAACAACGATTCCTTCAGGCCCTTCTCGAACATGTCGAGCGCGCCGTTGCCGGTCTTCAGCGCGAGGCTGATGTCGATCCCCAGCTTGCCTTCCTTGCCATGCTTCTCGCGGCGAACGTTGACGTTCGTGATGAGGGCTTCGTGCAGCTTGAATTCGGGTTGTCGCATGGGAACCTCAGTGGTTGGGACGAAGGAACGAAAGGATTCGCGGTTAGGCCAGCCGACGCGCGCGGGCTTCGCGCTTGGCCTTGTTGCGGCCGACGTTGTAGGTCACGCCGGGCAGCGGAAGGTACTGCGGGCCATCGAACGGCTTGTGTTCAAGCGCCGCCAGTTCTGCCAACGGGTTACGCATGAAAGCCTTGCTCACATGCGTCATGTTTCCGCGTGCGCGGTAGGTGCGGCCAATAGCGCCGCCGTTATTGCGGATTGCGAGCCATTCGGTGCGGGTCATGAAAGCCTCAGTGATTGATGGTGCGGAAGAAATTCAGGATGTTCGGCTTGCGGCGCATCGCCGCCTGGCTGCGCTCGTGCCAGTCCACGACATCGCGGGCCTGCTCGTAGGGAAGCAGCGGGCCTTGCTCGCCGTCGGCTGTCAGGAGCGACATGGCGCGCTGGCGGATCCACTGCTCGTGGGCGTTGGTCGACGTCGAGGCCATTTCGAGCCAGAGCTTGTTTGTGCTCATGGGTTACCAGCTCCTGAGGTTGAAGAGGACGAACAGGGACAGGACCAGGAGGCCGGCGACGACTGCGCAGAAGAAGACGAGCTGCACGATGTCGAACGCGGTGACTGCGAAGTTCTGCAGCTTCCAGATTCCGTTTTGCAGGCTCTGCCAGAAGTTGCGGAGCGAGGCGGGGCGGTAGTCGTCATGTCGGCGATTCGGTGTGGTGTTCATGGCACGCTCCGGGGGAAGCGAATCAATGGGACAGCGGCTATCCGCGCAGCAGGGCCTGCTCGGACTCTTCTTTCATCACGGGGCAGCACGGCGCGTAGACCATGCGGGGCAGCTCGTGCGCGAACTCGGCGGCTTCAACGCTCGCGGCGACTTCTTCGATCGCCTCGTTGTTCATCTGGATCACGTCCAGGTTGTCGGGACGCTCCCACGCGGAAAGGCCGGGCATCGGGATGTCGGGGATCGGCGTCGGCTCAGTCGCGCGAACCTGCTTGAAACCGCAGACGAAGTGCGCGTGGTCGAGGATGTCGAAGGGCTTCATCACAGGATCCCCGCGACCAGGTGCGGGATGTGCCAGCACCACATGTAACAATCGAACAGGCCCAGGACGATGATCGCGGCGGCGTTCATGCGGCAGAGCCTCCGGTCGGCGGCTCGTAGCCCTGCAACCGGCGCCGGCGCATGTCCATCAGCTCGCCCAGGGCGCCGTTGCCAGACTTGCCGGCCAGCTGCTCCTGCTTCACGCGGCGCATCATGGCGACGGTGACGTTCGGGCCGAAGGGCTTGGCCTTCTCGCGCACCAGGCGGAAGGCGCCGAGTTCGAAGATTTGGGCGCTCATTTCGCACCGCCAACAACAGCGGCCACCGCGTCGGCAACGCTCGCGCCGCCGCGCAGTGCGGTCACGCCCCGGCTGGTGTTGTCGAAGACGTCCCGCGGGGACCAGCCGTTCGCAACCGGGTGCAGGTCTTCATCGCGGCGGAGGGGCAGGGCGTTCAAGACGCAGCCCTCGCGGCTACCTTGGCCGACAGGGCGAATGCTTCGGCGGACCTCTGGGCCGGGCGATGCGCGCCGTACCAGTTGCGCCCAAGGCGAACCGTCACCCCGGCATCGATTTCGCACTCAGTGGCCAGGTACTGAGCCCGCTTCAGTTCGGCACGGGTCGGCTTGAACGTGGATGCGAGGCTCATGCCGCCACCCGCAACACGCTGTCCAGCGTCCGGCGTGCCTCACCAGCCACGCGGGCATGCCGCGTCCGGTCGTCGCGCATCGGCTTGCTGAGGTTCTTGTAGCCGTTGAGCCTGGAGATCTCGCTCTCGGCGGTCTTCAGGTCATGCCAGGCCTTCGCGAGGACTCGGAATTTTTCATGTATTGCCAGCACGGAGGGGCTGGTGGCTAACTCCCCTCCGAATACACCGCCGACGTTCGCGTCGGCGATTGGAAGCTTCTGGGTTCCCATCGTGATCCCCTTTCGGGAATGCCCAGTTGCTGGGCGATGGGGGAACGGTAGCGAGACTATCGACGTATGTCAATAGTCAGGCTAAATATTTTTTGAGATAGAGAAAACCCCGCCGGAGCGGGGTCTTGGTCAGCCGGCTGAATTCAGGACTTGAATTCGAACCCCGTCATTGTCCTGCACGCGGTCCAGGCGACAGGAAGCCGCGTCCCCCTCGTTCGCATAGACGGTCGCAGTGCCGAGGCTCGAACGGAGCAGAATGTTCGGATGGATATAGCTGTCGTGGATCTTGCCGCCGAACGAAACGTAGGCCTTCGGGTAGCGAATTTCCCCGCCGCCGGTGTTCTCGAAAGTGAGGTCGGCGCGCGGCCGGCCATGATTTGGATCACACGAAATAGACTTCAAATAGAGCTGCGCCGGCCGTCCAGGGATATCGGCTACGGCCGCTCCTACTTGTCGATTTCCGATGTTCACGCATACCAAACCGCAAAAAGTGAGGCTGCAAAGCATCAATGCCAGCACGATCCAGCCGATGATCTTCCAGGGATTCACGAGGTCTCCTTGTTGCGGTACAGCAGAAAGGCAAGAGTGACAGAGGTCTCATTCCATGCGATATGGCTGTTACAGAATCCTATCCCACAGGGGGACGATCATGGACCAAACCGTAGACGAACTCTTCACCGCTTACCTGGAGAAAATGGAGGTCATCCACGAGCAGCGGCAAGCAAGAGGGTTCCCGCCCCCTATTTCTCCGCCTTCTCCAACAGTTCGATTAGTGTTTGAACAACCCCAGTTTCACGGAATTCCACGGGCACGCGGCGTCGCATCACCGCGACAGCTTCGGCCGCTTCGGCTGGTCGGTGGCGCACCATCACGGTTGCCATAATTCCCAGGGCCAAGCCCAAGGCGTGCACGTCGCGCTCGAGCCCCTCGACGGCAGGCCCATAGTCTCGGTGGTCACCATCTCGACATGATTCAGCTTTGGTGCCGGCCGGCTGAAGGGCAGCGAATTCTCGGAATTCCTTGCTGATTGTCTGAGGCTCAACGCCCAGCATTTTGGCGAGCTTGGGAGCCTGCTTGGCTGTAACCTTCGTTTTCCCTGATGCCCACTGGGACACAAGGCCTGGGCTCACGCCCATCTGTTCCGCGATCACGGCCTTAACGTGCTCCCCAGATTCTATTGCCGCAGTGATGGCGCGGCCTTCGGGCGTGCTTGGTTTGGCTGCAGGCTTAGGCATGTAGCAATGCTACCGACAGCGCAAATAATTGGCGCGCAGCGAGACTATTGACAGACAACGTTAGTCTGGCTATTGTCGCGGCATGATCACACCCATCCAGAAGGCAATTGCCGCAGTAGGCGGTAACAAACCATTGGCCGATGTTCTTGGGGTAAGCCCAGGCTTGGTCTCCCAGTGGTCCACCGGTCGGTTGAAGGTCGACCCCAAGCACTGCATCGCCATCGAGAAATCCTCGGATGGCGCTGCCACGCGCTATCAGTTGCGCCCCGACGTATTCGGCGATTCCGCGGTCGATCTGGATTCCGCTGCTTAACACCACAAGCCGGATCCCGCGAGGAGTCCGGCTTTTTTGCACCGCACAGGGGGCCACATGGCCGCACCACTGAAAGACTTTCGAGGAAAGATCACCGCCGAGGCCGATTGCGTCCTGGAGGCGATGAACCGCGTGTCCGGCAAGGACCGATCCGAAATTGTTAGGGACATCTTGCACGACTGGGCGCTCTCGAAAATCGATGAGCACAAGGTAATGGGCAAGCTCCTGCGCGCTGAGGGATTGGCCGGGGAAGATGAGGGAATCGCAGGGCGTCCGGCGCGGAGTGCGGCCCGATGAGCCCGCGCGAAGTGTTCCAGGGCGCCATGTCCCTGCCGCCGCACACCCATGAATCGCTGGCCGAGAAGACTTCAGCCATCGCCGCGGTCGCTGCCGAGGACGAGCGCAGGCGCGCGCCGACGCCGCAGCTGGAGCTGGGGGAGGCTGCATAGTGGCCAGAATCCGCACGATCAAGCCCGAATTCCCCCAGTCCGAAAGCATGGGGCGCGTGTCCCGCGATGCCCGCCTGCTTTTCGTCAACCTGTGGACCATCTGCGACGACCATGGAAGGACTCGGGCGCACTCGCGAATGCTCGCGAGTCTTTTGTTCCCCTACGACGAGGATGCCGGAGAAGGTGTCCCCGAATGGCTGGCGGAACTTGAAAAGGAAGGCTGCATAAGGCGATACGAGGTAGACGGAGCGCAGTACCTGCAGGTCATGCAGTGGCCGAAACACCAGAAGATCGACAGGCCAAGCAAGCCGCAGTTTCCTGGTCTTGATGAAGCCACTCGCGAGGAATCGCGAGACACTCGCGAACGTTCGTCGGAGGAAGGGACCAAGGAAGGGAAGGGGAAGGGAAAGGAAAACATCTCTAGGCCTGCGCCGGTAGAACCGGCTCCGGCTGCTGGCCCTGTCCTGCTGACCATCGGTCTCAACGATGGATCAGAATTCCCCGTCACGGAGGCACAGGCCAAGGAATTCGCCGACCTGTACCCGGCGGTGAACGTCCCGCAGCAGCTGCGGGCGATGAAAGCCTGGGCGATTGCCAACCCGTCGAAGCGAAAGACGAAGACGGGGATCCTGCGGTTCGTCAACGCCTGGCTGGCCAAGGACCAGGACCGCGGCGGCTCGCCATCCGGGAACGGGGTGAGCCAAGAGCCGCGGCCCATGCCCAGGCTGGTCGCATGAGCCGCGACGATTCGATCTTCCACGTCGAGCGGCTGCTGCTGCAGACCGCCATGGCCCGTCCGTCGAGCCTGCAGGAGGTCAATCTCCAGCCCAAGCACTTCGCCTCGGAGCATCACGCCAGCCTCTGGGAAATCATCCAAGGCCTGAGCCTGGACGGCAAGCCGACTGACCCCGTATCGATATCCGATGAAGCCTGCAGGGCAGGGCGGCTAAACCTGAGCCAGATGGCGCTTGCCATCGCCTCGGCGAGTGAGCTGTACACCTCCAGCGATGCCAGCCACCAGGCGGGGATTCTGCTGGGCGCGTGGCGTGACCGGGAGGCGCGCGCGATCGCTTCGGATCTGCTGGATGGATCCACGCGACGCGAGGAGGGCGCCGTCGACCGTGCCATCGCGGCACTGATGGAGATCCACGCCGAGGACCGGAGCTACGAGCACACCGCACAAACGGCGATGCAGGCTGCGCTGGAGCAGGCGTCCGAGGCGCGGCGCAATGGCGGCCGGTTGCTGGGCGTACCCACCGGAATTTTCGATCTGGACGAGGCCTTGGGCGGACTTCACGACGGCGATCTGGTCGTGGTCGGTGCGCCCCCTGGTGCTGGCAAAACCGGGCTACTGCTGGGGATGACCACTGCCGGGGCGAAGACCGGCGATGTCGGCCTTGTTTCAGGCGAGCAGCCGTTCGACCAGGTCGGATTGCGCTGGCTCGCAGCGGGAACCAACGTAAGCGTTGGCAGGCTTCGGGCCGGCAAGTTCAACGGCGAAGACATGATGCTGATGGACGATGCGGCGGAGCGCTACGGCGCGCTGCCAATTCGAATTCTGGACCGAGGCTCGCCCGATATCACCGAAGTGATTCGAATCGCGCGGCGGTGGAAGCACCAGTACGACATTCGAGCGCTCTACGTCGACTACCTGCAGCGGCTGGAGATGGCGAGCCTCAGCAAGGCGCCGAAGCATGAGCGGGTTGGCGCCATCGCGCGTTGCCTGAAGAACCTCGCACGCGACCTGCGTATCCCGGTGATCGCGCTCGCTCAGGTGCGCAGGCCGGCAGACGGAAAAGAGAACCCGCGCCTTCAGATGCACCACCTGGCCGACAGCTCCGAGATCGAAAAAGAGGCAGACCAGATCATGATGCTATGGCGCGACATGTCGAACCCGCAAGCGGTGCGCGCGCCGGCAGAAATCAATCTCGTGAAGAACCGGCACGGCAACATCGGACCGGTCTACTGCACGTGGCATGGCGGATCCACGTCCTTCCTCAACCGCACTCCTGATGACGAGTTCCAGGAGGCCGCATGACGACCGCCCTCCAAAAAGCCCGCGCGAAACTCCGCAGCCGCGACATCCGCGTGACGGTGATGAAGCTGGTGGATCCAGCCACGGGCGAAGAGATCGGCGCGCTGGTCCCGGATCACCCGATAGACCGCCGCTCGATGCGCGAGCGCAAGTTCAACGTGGGCAAGCAGCTGCGCGCGACGCTGCGCCAGGACCGGAATCCCCTGTTCTACCGCAAGGCGCACGTCCTGTCGGGATGGCTTGCCGACAACGTCGAAGCCTTCAGCGGACTGAGCCAACACGACGCGCTGAAGAAGCTGCAGGAGCTGTCGGGCATCGGCTGCGAGACAGTCGAATACGACCTTCCTGGCGTCGGCAAGTTGACCCGCACCGAAGCGGAGTCGCTGAATTTCGCGGACGTGGACGAGGGGCGCTTCAACGAACTGTGGGACGGCGGCACCGGAGAAGGCGGCTGGATCGGATGGCTGCGCCGGGAAGTGTTCGGCGGGCTGGATGCGACGAGCCGCGAGGAAGTAGAGAAGATCATCCAGAAGCCGGAGCAGGGCGCATGAAGCGATTCCGCAAGCACCGCCGCCCCGGCAACCGTGCAATGACGCAAGAGGAATCCGCGCTCGTCGATGCCGCGAAGGACTGCTGCTGCATCGCATGTTACGTGTGGGCATCGCAGGGCCACATGCCGCAGGAACACATCGCCACGGTATCGGCCTGGGACCACAAGAAGTCCGGGAACATCCGACGCGGTCACTCGAAGGGATTCGCGAACTGCGACTGGCACCACCAGGAAATCGTGCCGGACGGATGGACGCACGCGCGCATGCGGAAGCACTACGGCCCGAGCCTGATGGATGGCTCGAAGCTGTTCGCCCGCACGTATGGCACCGATGACGAACTGATCGCACTGCAGCGCGAGCTGCTGGGCATGAGGGCTGCTGCATGAGCTACCACTTCGCCGGCCAAGAGTTCCGCACGCTCGCCGAGTTCCAGCGCACGTACCCGATCTATCGGAACTACACCGACCTGCTGAAGTCCGGCGTCGACAGCGTGATGGCGATGGAGAAGGCGATCAAGGAACGGAACGACAACTGGAAGGCCTCGTCGCTGAAGCAGGCGCGAGCGAACAACACATTCAAGTTCACGAGGAAGAAGGCATGACCCTGAGAATCACGTTCGGTGTAGACCCGGGCCTGGCCGGCGCCATCGTCACGCTGCTGGATGGCGAGCCGGGGCCGATGCTGGACATGCCCGTCACCCACGACAAGAACCACAACGAAGTGGATGCGGCGCGCATCGCGGACTTCGTGCGACAGGTGAAGGCCGACAACCCCGGCGCGTTCGCTGCGGCGTGCATCGAGAAGGTGCGCGCCATGCCGAACAGGCAGGGAGGCGAGCGCCGCACGATGGGCGCCCAGTCGATGTTCAACTTCGGCGACGGCTTCGGCCAGGTGAAGGCGGTGTTCCGGGTGATGCGCGTACCGGTGACGCTGGTCGAGGCGCAGTCGTGGAAGCGCGTGATGGGCCTGATCGGCACCGACAAGGACATGGCGAGGCAGCTGGCGATCCGCCGATTCCCGCAGGCGGCAGAGCAGTTGAAGCGGAAGAAAGACGGTGGGCGCGGCGACGCGCTGCTGATCGCGCTGTACCACGACAACACGCAGATGATGGGGAGCCAAGCCGCATGAATTCACCTGTAATCATTGGTTCGGCAACGCTTTATCGCGGCGACGCCTTGGACGTGTTGGCCGACCTGGCCGCCACCCCATTCGCCGATGCCGTGCTCACCGATCCGCCCTACAGCAGCGGCGGCCAATTCCGCAGCGATCGCACGCAGGACACGAAGACAAAGTACTTGCAGAACAACAGCGGCAATCAGGACAAGCTCACCGGATTCAGCGGCGACAACCGCGACCAGCGCGCTTTCCACTTCTGGTCATCGCTGTGGGCCTCGGCGGCGATGCGCTGTTCGAAGCCTGGCGCGGTTGCCTGTTTCTTCACCGACTGGCGCCAGCTCCCGGTCTCCACGGAC